CTTGGAATCCAAATTTCATACCAGTTTCTACATTGACATATTTGTCTTCTACCCAAGGCGCGCCATAGTATTTATGACTCAATTCCTCTAGGATATCATCCTTGTCAGCTCCACAGTCCAAATAGTAATACTCAGCGAATGTATCTTCACCAAACAACTTTTTAAGGTTTTGTGTTCTCAGTTCTTGTGCGTATGGGTCACTATGCAAACTAGTCACCGCGACAAACTTATATCCGTGTTTCTCTGCCAGCAACTTCATATAGTGTTGTGCATCCCTCAAAGGGGGCAGAAATCCGACAGCAGCAGAACTGTTGAATTGACTAGTTAATCGCTGACCTTCAGCGTAACTAACTCCAAAAGTATCTGAAACTTTATACTTGAGTTTATGGTCATCACCAACTGGATTCATTCCGTTGTGTGCCATCCATTGTGTGAAAGAGAATTCCCAATCAAGGCAAACTCCATCACAATCCGTTAAAATTACTTTCTTATGTTTAACCATCACCAACCACTACTTGCGTGTACATACGCATCTTTACAATTATACTCTCCACAATAACATTGCCCACCAGCGTGGTCAATTCCATCATCGTCAAACTGTTCACAATATCCATCGATATGTGCTTGTTGTCCAGCATCTAACTGGTCATAGGTAGTGCCTTTGGGGGCACCCATTTTCTCAATCAACTGATTCATAGTTACTGTTAATGCGATTTCTTGTTCTGCCATATTAAACTCCACTCAATTTGATAGCGTACTGATACATAGTCAAAGCATCACTATCTTTTTCAAAACCATATTCACTAGCGAAATCCATTGAAGAAGAACCCATAACTGAATTCGCCACTCCATGTTTCGCAATAATCAAAGCACACTCTTCAAGTGTACCACCAAAAAACGATTCCTTGGTGTTCTCTAAAGTAAATACAAGACCACCCTTCTCTGCGTTTAAATAATCAATTTTGTTTGTTTTCATATTATCTCTCACTTTCTTAATTACATGTATATGATCCCATAATTTAGGGCAAAAGTCAAGCGAAATAGCGGAAAATCCGCCTCTGTAAGCTATTGATTTAACTTGAAAAAGCAGAAAAATTGAAAATAAAATTCACTCATTTGGTCTGTATTTGTCGTAATATCGTCCCCATTGCCATTTTTCGGGTATTTCACCGTCTGCTCTGACTAAATGAGACTTGCCATCGGGTTCTACACACCACCTCATCTTTGGGCGTGCATATGCCTTCTGTCTTATTAGTTCTATGGTATGCGCTTTGTGTGTTCGCCCATACATAGGATTGAATTCACCCTGTCTAGTACCTGTCATAGTCTTCGATATCTTCGCCCTATGCGCCTCTGACAATCCTGTTGAGTTGGGGTTACTCTGACCCAGTTTTGCCTGTTTGATGCGTTCTCGACCCTCTGGCGTGTGCCAAGCGGTACGGTCTCTGCATCTATCAACTATGGGTAGGTCTTGGGGGTTTTGTGTGATGACATATTCTCTGACCTTTTCAACGGTAGAGAATTTGATTATCATCTCGCGTGGTTTCGGTACTTCCTGTAGATTATGTTCATCTACAATCCAAAATTCATTCTTCCAACCACCACATTTAAATAAAAAGAATCTACTAGCTCGTGCCATCTTCCCTTAAAAAACTCAACTGGTTATTGTCTGGTACTTCAAGTGTATCTAGTGCCTCTAGTTTATCCTTGAATTCAGCAATCTTGCCAAGTTCATCCTCAATCGTTTGCATTATATCTGGATGTTCTGCAACTCCCACTCCCTTCTGCATCAGAATTTGTACATTGATTTTATGCTTGTTTATCTGACTCTCGAAATAGATTTTTAAAGTATGGGTTAGTTGCTTGGTTAAATCTGCCATTATCCTTCCTTTTTCTTTCTAGGTTTTCTTTTCTTCTTGGGTTTGTTATACTCGGTAATTCCCAATGGTTCCATGAGTTTTTCTAACTTCGGGTACAGTCCAAGTAAAGTTCCATCCTTCACGGCAGTTAGTATCTTTGCCTCTTCTGGATGTACTCCCTCAAGAATCTGTAACCAATTCATTTCTTGTTTCCAAGTAGGCAGATTCTTCATATTAGAAGCGGGGTCTGTAAACTGTTTGATTCTACGCCACTCCATTTGGATAGATGTTGCACCTAATCCATCTGGCGTATCTTCTTCCAGTTTAGTAGTTTCGGGCATCCCTTCTGGTAATCCCCAATCTGGTTTCTCCGCACCTACACCAATTCGCACTATAGGAACTAGTGCTTGGTTAGTTTGTCCCCATTGTTTTAGGCGATTTACTTGTTCGCCAAGGTTTTCTCCTTCAAATACAAAGTCGAAACCCTCATTCATTTGTCTAAATTTTCGCATATTTTACCTCATTAAAATTCGTCAATCACATCAATTAGTTTATCAAGACTGAAACTTGTAAAGTATTTATACATGTCCTCAGCCGACTTATTTAACTGCTTCGTGTATTGGAATACAATCTGTTCCTTTATTTCCTCTGGTGTTTGTGATAAATCCACCATTGTCTTATTTCGGATATAGGCAGCTGCCATTTCACCTGTTACCCATTGCTCTGGTTTTTGTGTCTTCCATTCAGCAATAAGTGTTTTACGAATAGGTCTCTGTCTTATACCCTCAACGAATGAATTATCTTCACTCATTATGTTTGGAACACCATCGCCCTTGTCTCCGCGTATAATGTGTTCCCTCAATATCGCTTCAGCGGGTTCTTTAATCTTCACGAACCGTTTTTTCATGGGTGAAAACTGAACAATGTTACCCCACTTCTGTAACTGTTGGAAATCGTGGTCACCAGATACAATGAGTAATGGTCTAGGCGATTCAAATAATCCTTCCTGTACCAAATCATTAGTCTGACTCCACTCTGCCAATGTACCAATTACATCATCTGCCTCTGCACCCTCAACATCTATAACTGGATACGGCATGTGCTGTTGTAACTCTTGTTTAACTAGTGAAAGTCCTTCAAAGATAGAAGTCCAATCGTACCCACTATCCTCGCGTGTTTTCTTTCTACTTGCCTTGTATTGGGGAAATACTTGTCTTCTCCAATATCGCCTGTTATCACAAGCAATTACCAAGTCACCATACTCCTCACCATACTTTGTTTTATAACTCCGCAAAGTATTGAGTATCATATGCCGAACCAAGTCTATGTTAATATCTGAATCTTTGGAACCATTGAGTTCCGCCATGAGATTACTGATACTGATTTGGTTGTAATCAACTATAATCATCTTCGGACTCCTCACCCTTCCAGACAAATCCAAGGTCATCATAATAAACACCGCGTTGGCGTTTTATGTTCCCATCACTATCATAGGCGGGGGCGATGCTTCTAAAGGTTACTTTCCTTTCTTGGTTTTCACCAGCGAACATATCCGTCCATGTACTACTCTTTAGATAGTTTTCCATAGCACGGATATAACTAGCAACTGATTCGTGTTGAGCAATTGCACCTTTCACATTTGCTCTCATCTGTCGTTTAAGTTCGGGTAACTTTTCTTTGTTCACCTTTATCCATTGTTTCACATTCTTGTAAGAGAATGTATCCTCATCTGGCAATGCCAGAACATTTGGATGAACATGTTTAAGTTTAGGCGGGTTCTTTTTCAAACGCGCCTCCCTTGCTTTCGCCAACCTTTCAGTCGCTGCCGCCTTTTGTTCCTCAGTCATAGGCTTTCGGCGCCTACGCTTCGGTTTGTCTGGACGAAAATCGTCCTTAGTAATTCTTGCCATTATTGGACTCCTTGTTTATCAGCTATATATGATAACACAAGTCTAGTCCAAGTGTCAAGCGTTTTTTATGCTAAAGCGCCAACTAAAGTCTTGTGTTCTACTCCAGTTTTGATATTTCCTATCTGGTCAACCAATAAAGTTCTCCATTGCTGTTTCTGCGTATCAAAAACAGTTAAATGAGTTTCTTTAACTGGGGCAGGATTCGTTACCTCTGGAATTATACTCGGAATCAATGTCGCGTGGACATCCCTCTTCGTACCATCTTTCTTGGTATAACTGATAATTGCTTCCTGTTCTACCAACATGTCACTAAGTTGTGACCTACTATATTTCACATTATTCATAATATTCTCCTATTCATGATTTCATTGTACATCCGCTCTGCGAATACTTTATGACATTGTTCATTGGGATGACCGCCAGGCATTTCACCAATGTACATGTCGTTACTTTCGGGGGTTAATGCCCTAGTCTGCCTCGAAAAGTAATTTCTGTATGGGTGATTATCATATTCTTTCAAACTTATCACCGCATTATATAATTTGTTAAACTTCTTACTCATATTAGATTTCTTTACATATCTAAACCATGTCAAATAATCTTTATCGTTCCCTTGATATTCTTCTGTAGTTTCTAATAAAAGCAAGGGGAATTTTTCCATTTTCTCCAGCATCACATCTTCAGGCAACTCTGTTATTTCTTCTAACTCCCTTTTGATATATGAACACATTGTAAACGCTTCTAGCATATCAACAATCAAATGTGGTACATTGTGATATGTAAACATGTTGTGCAAATATAAAACATGTCTTAAATAATCAAAGAAGTTATGCATCTGGTCATTGAGTAAAAAGAATCCTGTCAATTCTTCTCTCATATCTTTATAGTGACTTTCAAGAAGGTCTCCATTCCCGAAACTGTTTAATTGATGTTGTTCACCCCAATTCCAATGACTGTATTCTTCATATCCGCCACCCATATCGCTGGCAGGCCCATATATTCCACCAGTAGCCCAATCAAAAATAGTGGGCGTAACCTTTGTTGGATTCCACCTCTTTAGAAAATCGAAACTGATAGGTATCTGAAATCTGCTAGGTTCAGTCATCTGTATGACCGCGAGAGATACACTATTCTCTAGTAAATAGTCTTGTGTTGTTCTCCATATACGCCAATTAGAACCACCGCCCCTAGAAAGGTTCTTTGCTTCCATTTCTAACATCTCAGCAAGTAGAGTAGGCCATCGATGTTTATTTCTATAATCTGTATCACAATGTT